CTAACTATTAACAATAGATTGATGTTGTAAATACTCGTCATAGATAGTCCTTAAATCCATTTCATTCTTTTTTATGCGTCTTCGCAAAGTTTTTAACTTTCTTGTTTCATATAATTCGGCAAACAGCTTTTCTATAGCTTTATCTTTTCCTTCTACGTAGCAGATGTATCTAAAATCATTAAAGCTATATAATCTCACGTCATAACCTCGCAAAAAATTATATCTTCTATATTAATGTCAATTATTCGTTCGTCAAAACGTTCAAGCTGTACAATATGTTTTTCGTAATCAATGTGGACCGGAACTACATACTTGTATAGCATGTGATGATTGTTCTTTAAAAACAGTACTTCTATTGACCAATTTCTTTTTAACGCATCTGCTAATACTATTGAATGTTCTAAAATATCATCAAATAAGTTATACATTTACTTCACCTCTTGACAACATTATACGAACAAACGTTCTTAAAATCAAGTGTTAAAAAGTGTTGTATTACATAAAAATCTATGTAATAATATTCACATGAACGATTTTCGTTCATTATTTCATTCAACTATTAGCTGTTTGACATCCCGTTTTACATCTGAATATAACAGCAACCTCGAATTTTTCGGGGTATTTTTTTATATTGAAAATAAATTTAATAAAACTATTGACTACTACGGCGATTCGTAGTATACTATGTATATAGTAAAGAAAGCAATTGAAAAGGATGGATGACAAAATGGGAAAAACTTATTGGTACAATGAAGGAACTGACACACTGTTAACTGAAAAGGAATATAAAGCAAAAATTGAAAGTGAAGCAAAAGAATGGTTAGAAGACTTGCAAGAAGATGAAGAAGAACTTGAAGAGGGTGACAAAACTAGCCTCGAAACACTCATACAGTTATCGTATGAAAACGAAAGTGATTTTGTTCCATCTGATAGCGAAGGTAATAAATTAGAAGAGTGGTAAAAATATAAAATAGAAAAGGAATGTGGTAGAAATGAGCAAAACTATGTATAAAAACGATGTAATTGAATTGATTAAAAACGCGAAAACAAATAACGAAGAACTACTATTCACAAGCGTTGAGCGTAACACACGGGAAGCAGCAACTCAGTATTTTCGTTGTCCTGAAAAACATGTTAGTGATGCAGGGGTTTATTACGGGGAAGATTTTGAATTTGATGGTTTCGAAATATTTGAAGACGATTTAATTTACACAAGATCTTATGATAAAGAGGAATTAAACTAAATGACAATTAAATTATTAGATGAATTCTTAAAAAAGCATGATTTGACGAGGTATCAGTTAAGCAAATTAACTGGTATCTCACAAAACACTTTAAAAGACCAGAACGAAAAACCGTTAAATAAATATACTGTTTCAATACTACGCTCGCTATCGTTGATTTCGGGTTTATCTGTATCAGATGTTTTGTTTGAATTAGAAGACATAGAAAAAAATTCTGACGATCTTGCAGGATTTAAACACCTGTTAGACAAGTACAAACTCTCATTTCCTGCACAAGAATTCGAATTATACTGCTTAATCAAAGAGTTTGAGTCTGCTAATATTGAAGTACTTCCTTTTACGTTCAATAGATTTGAAAACGAAGAACATGTAAATATAAAAAAAGATGTTTGTAAAGCGTTAGAAAATGCTATCACCGTGTTAAAAGAGAAGAAAAATGAGTTACTTTGATAAGTTTAAAAGGAAGTGACACTAGTGAACAATCATGTTATAGATTTGACAAATAAGAAATTTGGAAGATTAACAGTTAAAGAGTTTGTTCGTTCTGAAAATGGTAACGCGTTATGGAACTGTTTTTGTGTATGCGGCAATGAAAAAGAAGTATTAGCTCAACATTTAAAACGTGGTCATGTTCAATCTTGCGGTTGTTTAGCTAAAGAAAATGGGCGTGAATATGCTGAAAAAAATTTAAGGACAGAAACAGCACAGAAAAACGCCCTTAAAAGAAAACTAGAAGTAGACGCAGTCGATGGCACTATGAAATCAGCTTTAACTAGAAGCCTATCAGCAAGAAACAAGAGTGGGATAAAAGGCGTGCGTTGGGATGAGAAAAGAAATAAATGGGAAGCTTCTATTACCTTTCAAAAAAAATTACATTTTTTAGGCAGATTTGAAAAGAAAGATGATGCCATAAAAGCACGTAGAGATGCGGAAGATAAATACTTTAAACCGATTTTAGATAAAATGAATTGATATAACAATTACGCTAAGCTTATGTTTAGCGTGTTTTTTTGCATAAAAAAAGCCTCGATTAAACGAGGCTTTTTCTTTCTAGTTTTTTTGAATTAGTTTTTAAGTACATAAGTTTATAGAGATTTATAATACTGTTCCGTATTAATTAAGTTTTTAATCTCTTAATACTTATACTATATATTTTTTTTATTCTTTTGTCTAGTATAAAAGACGAATTTAATATAGAATATTATTATACTTAATTTAGGGAGGATGCAATTTGGGATATAATCAGATGCTTGAAACACCACCGTTAAAGAAGTTTGCTGCCTTAGGTAATTTTAATAATAAATTAATTTATTTAGCAGAAAATTTAGCAGAAAAAGAAGATTGGTATTATGAAAATCCAAATGCTAAATCGTCAAACCAAAAGTATGGAGTTCTTTTTCAATTCATCCATCATACTTTTTCAAAATGTAAAGATGAAAACTTATTAAAATTTAAAGATAATCATTGTTTGATGAACACGGGATTATTGACTCAATCTGGGGAAGAAATTTTTATGCTTTTTACTAAAAATTCTAGGCCTAATGAACAAGAATGGTTTTTCAATAGTTTTTATCGCAGTTCTGACCACGATATACCTCAAAATATGCGCGGGTCTTTACCTGAACATATTGATTATTTTGCCTCAAATCCTCAAGATATGTACTTTAATACGAAATTAAATGTACTATACAACATGGAGCATATAGTTGAAGAAAATTTTACTAGACTACCAGAAGGCATACAACAATTGGATAAGAGTATAATTATAACAATCCTTAATTCTTCTACTGAACAAATGAAAAAGAGAATACTAAGAAATAATAGACTAGTAGTCCCTCAATACTATAATAAAAGAATTATGTATCTCGCGCCTTTAAGATTTGGTAAAGATACTCTTCCTCTAGCCATCGAAAAACACATTGACTCATATCGAATAAATACAATACTTACACCTGGAATGGCCTATTGTAATGCTCGTTTAATTATGAAACCTGAAAGTAACTGGTTAAACAATAAATAGTTTAATATAAAAAAGCCCCCGCACACGCGAGGGCTTTAAACTAAATCTTTTTAACAAACTTCTTGTTAGCAGTGAGATAGTAACCGCTCTTCGTCTTCAAGCGAGGTGTCCCGCCTTTCGTTTTCCCCATCCCCGAAATCGTGAAGACTGTGCCAGCCGGAAATGTTCCGCCAGTTTTATGCTTCTCTGTAAAGTCTACTGAATTGTATAGATCACACTGTACCAGTGTTTTGATTTTTTTAGGATTTTCTGTGTAGTATGTGTTTTTGCTTGCTGGTGTGTGTGATTTTCCTGCTTTTAACTTCGCTAATAATGTTGTGTTCTGCGTTGCTGTTCCACTGTAATTTTTAATTCCGTAACTTGTCGCTAGTTTTTTGCGATTCGCAAAGCTTGAATCTAGTTTGTTTAAATTCATATAATCTACTAATCCTAGACTGTTCGTGTTCGCATTTGCGCTCGGTTTAGGAGAATTACTAGTACTAGCTCCTTTTCCAAAAGTATCAGTCCCATAGCCTTTATAATTAAATTGAAGGTGCGGATTGTCTACAAATCCAGACCAATCACCGCCCCATTCAAATCCAAGGGCCTTCGCTTTTGCCACAAATTTCTTGCCTTTATCTGAACGATAAGCGCCCCAATCAACAGTTTTAGATTTCGTCATGACGAAATCTAGCGCTTGTCCAACTAAATGATAAGAGCGCATTGTTTGAGACGCTCCGCTAGCAACATTTGCGGCTTGTTGTTCTTTCGTTCTAATTGTTTCGTAGATTAACACTTCAATCCCGTTGCTTTCAGACCAATCTAGCAATTTTCTAGCTGCCGCTTTCGTATTGTCTGCTAACTTATTTACATTTGCCAAACTTCTACTATAATAATAACTTGTCATTATTTATCATCCTCTCCATATTTTTTGCTTCGATTAGTAAATTGTTCAAATAATCCAGTACCGCCAGCTCCTGCTAATGCGCCTGCCCAAATCATCGTTGCAAGCGATCCAGAGCCGTCCAAAAACGTTGCTAATGCGCCCAGAATAGCACCAATAAGTATGCTAACAGTCGGAAGCCACTTAGACGGGACTAACTCCGTCTTCTTAATCGCCTGAACAAACACAGGTGTTACAACTACTAAAAATGTCATGTAAACTAGTAACTCTTTTCCAAACTCCATTTCTATCATCCTTTACTTCGTTATTTTGTGTTCCAACAAATCTACTTTGTGAGCTAACTTTCCGACTGATTTAGACAAGCTGTCAATTGATTGTTGTTGCTGTTTCATCATGTCATTTTGCCTATCCATCAATCGCTGTTGTTCGTTCATCGTACTTATAAATTTATCTCTCTCTTCTTTCGATTCCTTATTACGCTTCTCTCGTTCTTCCTCCACTTTTTCGCGTTCTTCTTTCATTTCTATTCTTACAATTTTTGAATCATCCCAAATTCTTTTTGTGATAATTAGTAAGATTATAAAAAGCGCTACAAAGAGCGCCGCGAAGAACATTTCTTTCGCTAAAGCATAATCAAAAACTTTTGTTAGCCCATCATACATTTTCATCATCCCCCATAAAAAATAAGCCTTGCTCGGCTTTAATCTAAAACATAAAATAATTGATTTAACGCAAAATAAGTAATGCTCGTTTCCGCTGGTATAAATCCCATCGCGTTACTTGATGAAGCATGAACACGCCCACCACTCGCTTTGTTTGTTGGTGCGTAAGCCATCGCGGTTTTCGTTGTTTGGACCTCAAAAGGAACAGAAGCGAAAGCATTATTTGTAGAGGTCCATGCGGTTGATTTTTGCACTTGCCCCCTGAAAAAGGCAATTCTGATACCAAAGATGCAAATAATTCTAAATTGAGGAGTATTCCCTTCTGCTGTTGAATATCCAGAGTTTAATATTAAATCTTGCCACGGCATTGAGTAAAATAAATCAGCATTTACAGATAAAGTTGTTTGCCCATCTTTAGTGAAATCTAGTGAATCCCCTCTTAACATTGTTTCCTTGAGTTCACCAGAAATATTATGATCCATCAATTGCTGTGCTACTTTCACACCACCAAGTGTTGTAACATCACTTTTTAAAATAGTAGAGCCGGCACCAGTTGGCAGTACTGTAGCAGCATTAAAACCATTGTCATTCATCGTGACCGTCCCAGTGAACAAATTGCCTTCATCATCACGATAATTAATATTGTGAATAAATTCAGCGCCTGTGATACTTCCGCTCTCTACATCACCTAATTTCGCAGTAATCGCTGATAACTCCCCGACTTTTAAAGCGTTATAATCCAGAGGTATTTCTTTCCAAATTACCCCATCCCACTTAAAAACACCTGTTATAGTATTTTCCACTTCATCTATCTTGAACCACGTATCGTTTATCTTTGGAATAGCTGGCGGTAGCTCACCATAAAAAGGCTTATTGTTATCACCAGCTTTCATTAACGCGTCATTAGCTATATCTATTGCTGTGACAGCGGAATCTTTAGCATCATTTGCTACTTGTTTTGCATCTGTTGCATTTGTATTTGCATCATTTGCTACACTTTCGGCACTACTAGCGATTTGTTGTGCTGTTTCAGCCTTATTACTTGCGATTGACGCAACTTTATTAGCATTTGTTGATACTTTCGCGTTTTCCCTCAATTGATTTATAATCGCAGGTGTAGCCGAATTAATATCAATATAATCACCAACTACACAAGTGCTTTTTGACATATCGCTATAACAAATATTTAACTCAATAACCCTTGCTTGTACTGTAATTGGAGGACTCATTTCTAAATCTACAATTCTTACAAAACTGCCTTTTCTTATTCGATGTGCTTCAAAACCATAGACTTGTTCTAACATTAAAATATTTGCTTCATATTGATATGATGGCGATGATAACTTTCTAAGTTCTAAAGTACCCCATTGTTTCAACGCTGCCGCATTTGTTATATTTTCATTTACAATCTTAGTCATTAAGTAACCTGTGCCGCTTGGGTTGTATTGCTCATTTGCTTCATCATTATAGATGTAATTCAATCCTCCATTAACAGAAGAAATGTTTAATTGTGTCCCATCAGCTTGCGTTGCGCCAAGAGGTATAAGAGCAGTCTTAATGTTCGTAAATAATACTTTCCTCGTTATTCCTTTAATGCCTGTGCCGCTCTCAATTCGAACACCTTCATTATCCCCAAACTGTTTCGCGACTTTACAATAATAGCCAACTATCCTCCCTTGAAATGTTTTTACATAAAACTTAACTTCGCAATCAAAAGCAGTACAAATTTGATGTAGGGCTTCTTGAGCTGTTATATATCCTGAGAACTCCAAATTTGCAACTGCCCCTACATTTTCTGTATCTTGAGGAATCCATCCACTCCCGCCAAGCACATATGTTAAAGCGGGACCAATATTACTATTGGAAAAAGCGCGATCTGTCACAATTACATTATTCAAATCAAAGATAAAAACATTTTCGCAAAAGATTCTTTTTTGAGGTTTCGAACTATTGTCATCTCTGATGTCTTGCACTTCAATAATTTTGAATAACAATGAATCATCGTTTAAGTCTTGAAGCATTACATAATTTCCGCCTGTTAAATATTTTGAACTTTCGTCATCTGTCGAAACAGAAAACTCATAAGTTGAATCAAAATCTATAACTTTCTCGGTGTGTGAATCGTTAAAATAATGAGTTCCATTTGTGGAGTCAGCAGATATGGATTTTACAATTTCTTTATTTTCATCTAATATCAATAACATTTAAACACTCCTTTAAAAAGTTCTTGGCCTAACATATACGGTCCAATCTGCCGCTTCAAACGGAGATACATTTAATATTTCTGTTGTACCACCAAATAACTTAAAAAAGTGACTTCCTATCGCTAGATTCTGCATAAAAGGAATGCCATTTTTATAAATTGTTTCTGTTTCAAAATCAAACATTAATTCATCGGATGCATGAGCTATAACTTGCGGAGCTGTGTTTGCAACAATATTTAATTTTTCAACAAGTGTATCTGTGAAAAATAAGTCCCTATTTGGGTCATGTGTGCCTGATGCTGCAGCGTATATATTTAATTGAGCTAATTTTTTTGTGTATTTATTAGCAGTGTCTACAAATACTTTTTTCTTTGTCCAGACAGGCTTTATATTGCTATCAAGTTTGATAATTTCGGCGGTAAATTGATTGCCTATTTTGGTTAGGATAAAGTAACCATAAAAATCTCTGTATTCGTTGTATGCGCCTGTTTGCACCTTTTCTGTCACTGTTTTATATTTCCCATTAACTTTTTTTCTAGTTGAAACTGTTTTGTATGTTTTAGTAACTTTCCCTGCCTCATTAAACAAATCTTTTTCAGGATAATTAGCAACATTTTGATCGCCAATAGATATTTTAACAATATTGACTTCGGTATTTGTGGCATTATCTTTTATTTGAAACGTTGCAATTTTTGCTCCTTTTTCATCAACAAGATACACTTCTAATTTACCTTGTTGCTTTTGTGCTGATGCTATGTTTTGAAGGCGCATTCTTACACGCCAGTTATCCTGTGCTTGGGGAAGAACTACTTTACTCATTGGGCCATGCCACTGTGTTCCAACACCATAATCAGATGCTCGAAATACATTTGCGGTTGAAGTAAAACTCCCATCAATAATTCCATTGTTAGCATCAAGCTGAAATGTTAAATCTGACTGTTGCATGGGGGTCCATGTAGCTAACACATTCATTGGATCGTTTAAAATTATTTCTGATGGTTTAACTGGAGTTTCTCCAGAATCTGGATCAACTCCTTCGCCAATGTATAAGTAATCCTCTTTATTCGATACAGCGATATAAGTGACATCCTGTTTTATAACTGCTCCAATTACAGGGCTGGTAGGTTGTGAACCGCGTACTGGTAATTTGTTACTTTCGCTAGTTAGCTCAAATTCTTCTTGTTCATAATAAACATACGGGTCTGAACAAACAAAATTCAGCGTTGCCCGTCCGTTATATAAAAGCCTATCTAAGTCTGTAGGTCCTTCAAATCGACCATAATACGTCTTTTCAGGCGCATCATCAATTACCAAAGAGCGTTCTTCTGCATCTACCTGCATCAACCAATCAGCGACAGATGTAGCCCGCTCACTTAATTCTTTAAGGCTATCTCCAATAATTTGTATTTCTAATTGTATCCCTCGTTGACCAACATTTGGTCCAAAATAAAAAGCGCCAATACGACCACTGACGCTTTCCGTATTACCTTCGTTTTGTGGGAACAATGGTGGTTTAATGTCAATTATTTCCACATGCTTATCAAATGAATGAATACCTTTATATGTGAATCCTAAACTCATAAAATCACCCCTTGTGCTCGATTAGTTCTAATAATACGGTTGTTTTGAATTTCTGTTATAAAATCTACCGTTTCCTCCGCCACCAGACGACCATCTAACATTGTTTTATTAACAATTTGAATTGGTTGTACTGAAACTGGGTTTCCGCTTCCTTGCGTTGCTATAGAAGCCCCTGAGTAAGCCGTAATTTCTTTTGTGTTCGGGGTAACTGGGACTGAAATAGCAGGTGATAGACTTGTTAAATGTTTTTGCATTTTATGAGCCGCCAAATCTATAGTATTTAGATTCTTAAGCATTCCGACTCCAATTCCCGCTGGCACTTGTTCACCAACTTCATCGCTCATTAGTCGAGAAGGCGAGTGGATTTTCAGTCTTTTCTTGATTGTCGATTCAATTGTTTTAGCTAGTTGATCCGCTTGTTTCTCTAGTGGACCGTTCATTTGCTTGAACCCTTGAATAATCCCCGCTACGGTCTGTACACCAAGTTTAGAGCCAGCAGTGCGATATTCTTTTGCTTTATCAAGTTCTTTCAACCAAGAAGCGTTCGCATTTGCCAAATCTTTTTTAGCTTTATCGTTCGCCGCCTTGACAGCTTTATCCATCGCCACTTTATCATTTACAGAAGCGTCTAATCCCAGCTTGTTTGCATTAGCATGTTTTTTACTCCACTCAGCTTGATATTGTTTCAGTTGTGTATCAGACATTCCCGCAATTGCTTTAGCTTGTCCTGTTGCGCTTACACCCATATTGCGTATCTCGTCTATAAGACCTTTACTAACACCGCGTTTTTTCATTTTATCAAGTTGAGCCATAAAATCTTTTTGTTGGGCTGTTTGTGATTTAAGATTTTTTGTTAATTCGCTACCACTTGATTTCTCTGTAACAGCAGCATCAAATAGTCCAGTCTGATTATATGCGGCTTCTTGATTTGATTTAAGAGCATCCTTATATGTCTTTTTCGCTTCATTAATAGAATCCTTAGCCGTTTTATTTATTTTAGCAACATTATCATAATATTTTTGTGTGCTACTTTTTATTGATTTATTAAGTTTAGTTTTTTGTGTATTAATTTCTTTGTTTGCTCCAGCAATATTTAATTTGATTTGTCTTGTTTGCGCTGCATTTAAGCGATATTGCTTATTAATTTGTTTTAATTTATTAATGTACGATTGTGCGCTAATTGCGCCTGTTTTATAATCTACTTGCACATTTGATATTTTATTACTTACATTTTTCGCATAGCTTGTTTTAGTACCTTTTGCATAACGAGGTACGTTACTCAATGCTTTAGCTGTTTTATCTCCTCGCAACACCTCAGTACCCCGTGGTAGATTAAGAAGAACATTACGCCCTTTTGGAACAAAGCTTTTTCCGTCAGGTGTAGTAATCATTTCTTCGTAGTTGCTTCCCTTTGCATCATTTACTAGAGCTGGTCCACCTTTATGATTATTCGTACCTTTAGCATAACCTACCTCTTGAATCCCGCTAGGACTTTTACCGCTCGTTTTATATGCAATAGAAATTACTTTTTGATTCTTCATGTTGAGCATATCTCGCCACGAATTTATAGCATTGTCAATGGCGTTTTTCGTAGCCTCTGCGTTAGAATTAATAACTAAATCTTTTCTATGGATAGCTATGTTGTTATAGTCGTTTACTGTTCTACTACCTCTATCAATTTTTGATAACAGGTCTCTGTTGTTTGCAAAAAGGGTTTTTAGATTCACCTTTTGCCCGTTATATTGAACAATAACATCTTTACCGTTCTGTATTTTTTTTCTTACATCAAAGTCATTCGCTAAGAGCGTTTTTAAATCTACGTTCGTTCCGTTATAGCTAACTAACATCCCTTTAGAAGAATTCATTTTCTTTATTACATCTGAATTATCAACTACTAAAGTTTTCATCGATGGAGGTAATTTGTCCCAAACTCCCATGTCTTGCAGTGCTTTTTGTAGTGCGAGGCTAGTATCTGCATTCGCAATCATACTTTTTTGTTCAGGCTTCAATTTATCCCAAATACCTAAATCTGACAGCGCGTTAGCTACATGTATAGAGTCCTCGTAACTGACAATTAATTTCTTTTCGTTGAAAGTCATCTTATCCCAACGACCACTTTCAATAGTTGCTGTTGCAATTGTTTTCTTAGCATCTGTGGTTAATTTTGCTTCTTTCATGATGAATTTCAGATTATTCCAACCATCGTTAGACTTGGCGGCGTCCAAAATAACTTGATTTAAATTTGTTTTTACTTCCCCAGTTTTAGGGTCTAAAACTAAATCGCTCCAAGCTAAATCCGCTTTACTTGCGCCATCGCCAATTAACTTACTAGCATCACTAACCCCGCCTGCAGCTTCTTGTACATTACGAGTGAATTCGTCATAACTTAAACCCATTTCATCTAATGCTGATTTAATATTTTGTTCTGCTACCTCACTACTTGAGCCGATTGCTTTATAATAATCTCTTTGAGTCCTTATCCAAGCTGTGGTAGAAGCTCTTACAGCAGCTGTCTTTTCTCTTTCGTTTTGTTTAATAGCCTCTGTATAAGTTTTTTGATCTATTTGACTTTTATCTAAATCTTTTTTTAAATTTTTAGCATTGTCTTGATATACCTTAGCTGCTTTGGTTGTTTCTTCCCACAATAAAGTAGATTGTTCTCCAAGAGCCTTTTTAGACAAACTTAGAGTCTCACCATTCATTGCTTTTATCAGCTGTGTTTTCTTTTTTCCTCCTAAGCCTAAGCTTTCAATTTGTTCAATCTGCATCGCTTTATAAATGTTGTTGACAGTTTTTGATTCTTCTGCAGTGAGATTACGATGACTATCCGCGGCAGATTTATAAATATCTTCTATTTCTTTATATTGCGAATCAACATTGTCTTTTCTTTCTTTGGCTGCTTTTTCTGATTCTTTTTTATCTGTATTAACTATAGCTTGAACTGCGGCAGAATAATTTTGATAGTGTTTTTCAAAATCCCCCAACGCATCATCTGTGTTTTTCTTTATTTCATCTGCCATGTTTTTAAATGCAGTTACTACACGCTCGCTGTCATCTGTCGCACCTGTTGCAAATGTATCTAGTGCAAGCTTACCCTCTGATGCAAATTCATTGAATTTACCCATCGACTTATCTGCCTCAGCACCAATATCATAACCCCATGTTTTTATACGTTCTTTGCTTTCTTCGATTTTGCTTATATGTTTATCCAGTGCATAAATTCCTACACCAATCAAAGCCGCACCTGCTAAACCAATTACAGCTGGCAACGCTCCAAACGATCCCGCTAATCCTGCCGCTGCCAAACTAGTTCCTTCTACCGCTGTTGTAGTAGCCCCAAACCCAGCTGCCAAAGGAGCTAGTTTACTCCCTAAACCTAAAATCTTACCTAAGCCCGCGAATCCTTTTATTAATCCGCCAGTCATTGATACTAGTTTTCCGCCAATCATTAGCACAGGACCAGTTGCTGCTAAAATTCCAGCCCATTTTATGATACTTTGTTGTTGTGCGCCGGAAAGGTCATTAAATTTATCAATCATTTTATTAGCCCACTCGATGATTGGAGTGAGGGCAGGCATTAATTTTTGTCCTACGTTCTGTTCTAATACTTCGAGCGAAGCTTTGAATTGATCCACACCAAATTTACCAGCTTTTCGCATATTATCAGCAACTTGTTTAGTATATCCATTTGCTTCATCAGCGCCCTTAGAATATTTACGTAGAGAATCGCCTCCCGCTTCTAAAAGCGTATTAACAGCTGATAAAGGTTCACGTCCGAAAATCATCGTCAAGAAAGAGTTTTTCTGTGTTTTCGTCATTTTCTTTGTTTTATCATTAATATCATCCAACAAAGTTGGCAAAGTTTTCATATTGCCGTTGTTATCTTCAATTGTTAATCCAACTGCAGACATTGCTTCTGCAGCTGATTTTGAAGGTTTAAGCAAACTTGTAAGCATCCCCCGTAAGCCAGTACCAGCCTTTTGCCCTTCAATACCGCGGTTAGAAAGCAAACCAACAGCTGCTGCTGTATCTGTAAGTGAATATCCTAGCGAATGCGAAATAGGACCGACATAGTTCATTGCTGTTCCCATATCAGAGAATCCAGCCGCTGTTTTATCAGCTACGTAGGTTAGCACGTCAGCAACTTTGTTTGTGTATTCCATCTGCTTATTTGTGTCTTTAGAAATCATTCCAAACTGTTCTAATGTTGATGTTGTAACAGACATTACTGTTTCGAAATCATCGCCAGATGCACGAGCAGCATTAAAAATCGCAGGCATAGACGCCATTGTTTGATTAATATCGTAGCCTTTTTTAACCATTTCTTTCATACCGAGCATAGTTTGTTCAGAAGCTACCCCATACTTAACACTAGCTTTCTGTGCATAATCAAAGACTTGTGTATAACGATCGCCAAACTCTTTCGCTGATTCACCAGATTCACGCAATAAAGAGTTAACTTCTGTCACTTCATTATCAAAATCAAGATACGCTTTAGTTGATTTAACCATTCCCGCTACAATTGGCGCCGTAAATCCAACGGTCATCGCGGTTCCAGCTTTTGTTAACTTTTGGCCAGACTTTTCAAGCATATTTCCGAATTGTTCAACTTTGACGATAGATGAATCAAGACCTTTAACATTAATGTTTTTCTTATTGATTTTGTCGATATTATCAGATGCTTTTTGCCCTTTCTTCGCAAAATTATCCATATCCTTATCGATTTTGTTCATCTGGCTTTTATAGCCATTTTCTCGTATTTTTATATCGTAATAAATTTCTCCCGCTTTACTCATATTTTCACCCCTCTTTCAGCTTGCTGTTAGCTCTCAAAGCCTTTTCTAATCCTTCTTCATTAGAAGCAGCATCCTCAAAATATCCACGCTTTAACATGATTCGATTTTGCTTTATTTTTTCTTTCAGCAAATGTTTTGGCACTTTGCTTCGTTCAGTCATTCGAATTTCAAGAGTTGTCATAAATGGTGTTTCCCCACCTAAATTCATTAGAAATGTCCGGAATTCTGAAAAAGTCATATTTGACAATTCTTTGCGCAATCTGATACCGTAATACGACAAAAAAGAAGACTCTATTAAATCAAAGTCTTCAACTATTCCGTAATACTGTTTTCCTGTGGCTTCCCCTCGTCACTTTCCTCACTCATATCGCTTTCAAATAATTTAGCTATAATATATTCAATAAGCCCCTCGTAGACTTTAGTTGGCAATGTTTTAGAATTGATTTCTTCTCTATCTTCTTTGCTGAAAAAAATAGCAAAAATATCATCGTTCGTTGCTACAATTCCATCTGTGATAGTCATTAACAATTCATGCATGTTTTCACTATCCGGCGTTGTATGCTCTCCATCGCTTTCGTCGCCTTTCAATTTAGGCGCAAGAACTTGTCCTAAAATTTTGGGGGCTTCATCCAAAAGCGCACTGTACTTAATGTGTGCTTGTGCCGAAATGTCCGCATAATACTTTTTCCCGTTAATTTCCAAAGGAAGTTTTACTTCATTCTCGTTAAATTTAAATGATTTCATTTTTGTCCTCCAAATTAGTAAAAGCCCTCACTCAGAGGGCTTCGTATTTTGTTTATTAGGCAGATGTTACAGAAACAGAAACGTCATTTTTAACCGATGGTTTCACTTTGGAAGCAACTGTGATTTTAATTGCAGTTACTGTTGTAGCAACGCCTGTCACAACACCATCACTATCTACGGTTGCTTTTGTTTCATCAGATGAAGTGAATGTTACATCTTGTGGAGCACCTGCTGGCAATACGCCTGCTGTAATTTTAATAGTTTCTCCAACTTTTACAGTTTTAGAGGCGCTATCTACCGTTACACTTGTTGGCTCAATGGTAGGAGCCGGCGTAAAAACCGGCGTACCATTTGAATTCTGTGTGGCAGAAAATGAACCAATATCGTTCGCACCACCACCACCAAAATCATTAATCCCGATTGGTCCAGTGATTTCATACTTAGAGCCTGCTGGGAATTTAACCACAATTGTTTTTTCAGCTTCAGACCCAACTTTATCCCACGTTTCACGTAATTCATTTTGTCCTGGATCTGATTCATTGTATTTCCCATCCAAACCTAACTCCATAGCAGCACCTGTTTTTACCGCACGTTCAAATACCTCACCAATTGTTGTATATTGTTCCACATTTGAGTTCAGTGAAATGTCTAAAGTTTCTAAGTCTTTGATTGAAACACCATCTCCGCTTTCCCCTGAATCTTTAACCGAAATTTCTAATTGTTTAACTGCATAAGTTGCCATTAACTTACATCTCCTTTTCAAATAATATTGTTAGTTGATAAATCAAACGACCATCATCGTCATAATCGACTTGTCCGCCGCTTGCTACATCTGTTGCTACTACCTTCTGATTTTGGATATTCAGCTCAGAAGGGTTTGTTAAAAGAAAGTAGTTACGTAATAAATCGTATGTTCGTTTGCATTGAATTGTGTTTTTGTCATAAATTAAAAAGCCGATGCTCTCACGAACACGACTTTGCGTTTGTACTTGCTTGTTTTGAAATGTCGGTGCTTCATTAATTACTACCATTGAATCAAGCCCCGTTTGTTTAATGAATCCAAGTGTTTTTATAGCTGGAAATGTTTTTTTGAAATGTGCTACCAAATCTTCAATCATAAACGCATCCCGCCCTCTACAATTTGGTTAATACTCTGAATTCCATAACTTACAGCCATTTCGTACCAACGTGGATTCCGACGATTTTCATAATATTGTCTGCGGGCATAAGGAGTTAAACTAAACACTCTAGCTACAATTGAATTTTTTTGGATGATAATTTTAAAAGCCGAACTTCGTCGCAAGTCTCCATACAAAATCGGAGTAACAGGCTGTGCTAATTCAACCAATTCTCCCCCAGCCTTTGCAGCCGTTGACAAAGCTTTATTATGAATATCATCTATGACTGTATCTTTAAAACTACTAAAGCTCATGCTCGGTCACCTCTCCTACGACAATTTCAAAATGATGTATACTACCGTCGGGATTCGGCGGGAAAGATACGCTCTGGACCTCACCTTTGATTGAACAATAGCCAGGAATAACAAAAGATACATTGTCCCCTTCGTTTACAACAAAATCTAATTTGTTGCAAAATAAGTTAATAATATATCTTATGTTTAACCCTTCCTCTGTTTTATTTACGAGCTTTTCAAACTCATAGCGAAACATTGATTTATTAATTGCATCTGGTAAAAGATTTCCAAAGTCATCGCGCCCGCTATTACTAGTTATTGTAACTTCTGTGTTTAGGACAGCTTCTGGAATAGGTGGTAATTGAAAGCTCATTAACAGCCACCTACTCCCGCATAAAGCCATCCACTAGATAAAAGCAAATCCATCACTTTGTCTGGAACGTCAGGTATAAAGTTGTTCGAGTTTTGTGATTGACCACCCATAGTTAATTTACCTAGTGTAAAGTTACCAATGCCAATAAACTCACCATATTTCTTGATGTGTTCACACTGCCATGCAACAGCTTGCTTAATATCATCATCTACATTGTCAAGGTCTACGATATTAGGCATAATTTGCTTGTCAATTGCTACAGAAGCGGCTTTTATTAAATTATCCGCTTCTGTTGGTTCGATACTTAAGTTTGTTAGACTAGCTAACTCACTTGCTGTAATATACGTTTTCATTTACTCACCCTCTTTATTTTTGGGCTCCTTTTTACTCTTGGACGGTTCTTTTTCTGGTTCTTTTTCTGGTTCTTTATACTCGAACTCTTCAAAACCATCAATTTTCAATTGATTGATTAATACAACATCGTCTGTATTGTAAACGACATTTTCTTTTTTTAATTGCATTTCCCTAACCTCCTTCTCCTTAGACTTCTGTAGAAGCGATTAAGCCATCTTTTTGTTGGTCCAACACAAAAATGTCGTGGTATACACGATATTGATACAACCAGCCATCACCTTGTCCTACAGAGCCAGGTGCGTGCAAATAGATAGAAGCGTGTTTTGCGCCGCCAACAACAGTACCTTTATTTACAAGTAAGAAATTCAGTTTCTTAGCACCTGCAGCTGGTTTGTAACCATCTGTAAAATCAAAAGTATCATAGAAACGATCTTCCGCTTCTACCTCAACAATACGTGTACCATCAATAGCCGTAATACGCGTTTCGATGGATGAAGGACCAATGTTTTGCACATTAATAGCTCGAACAAAATCATCACTAAGTTCTAATGCTGCCATAACATCTGGCGAAACATACATAACAAGATTCTGAGTTCCGTATTTCTTCACTTTTCGAATTGCCGCTTTTAATTTTGTGAACACATTATCTTTAGTGATTTCTTCCGCAACCGAATTACTATTTGTTTTCGCTGCTGTTGCTAACTTAGAAAATCTATAAGCGTCCATTTCTGGTCCAGCATGCCGAGAATTAAACTCTTTAGTAACATTCGCAGCAGAAAGCGCTTGACCTGTTTCGTCCACATCCATAACATCTACAAAGAATTCTACATCACGATCAAAATCAATCGTATAAGATTTATTTGTGTTTGAAGCAGAACCTTCGTTATATCCTTTATTTCTTGTATGTGCTTTAAGCCCTGTTGTTGTGATAGTTTGAATCTTAAACGTTTTTGCATCTAACCATACAAGGTTAGGTGTTTCTAATTCGTTTGTGTAAGTGCCGAAGACTAACTTCTGGTCGAGCTCCTTACCGTACTTGTCTACATAGTTAATAGCCATTTTGCTATCTCTCCTTTTCTAATTATGAATTTAATGCTTGAATGAATGGGTCTGTAGCACTTGGCTCACTTGCATTGCCTAGTCCTGCTCCGATTGGTGGAGGCGTGTCACCATCATCAGATTTTGCAATCCATTCAGGATATTGCTCTGCGAATTTCGCTAAGTTGTCGTCATTTCGCTCTTCATCCCCAAAAAGCTTCGTAAATGCTTCATAGCGTTCTTCTTTTACGCCGCTTTCTTTTAACTTACTGTGCCACTCTGCCGTTTGTTCTTTCTGAACATATTCATCCAGCTTTGATAGTGCCTCGTCTTTCTCTTTTTGAAGTTTTTTCAATGCCTTTTCAGATGAATCATGTTCGCCCACTTGATCGTTAAGCTGATTAATTTGGTCGTTTAACTTCGTGATTTCTTCCTCATGCGCGCTTTTGATGGTTTCAATCTCTCCATTAAATTTCTTTTTTTCAGCCGCTAAGCGATTCTTTACAATTTCATCCAGTTCTGCTTGGTTAAAATTCTTATCGTCCCCGCCTTCAGCAAAATGTTGGATGTCAAACTTGCGCTGTAAATAATTCTTCATATTTCCTCCTTTTTAAGCTCTGAGTGAGCCATCCCTGTCTATTAGTTGCCGGCAGGTAGGCAAGATTTTTATATCAAGCCAAACAAAAAAAGCGTTCATTTAGACGCTTTTATAATTTCTCTATCCAATTCTCTCTCTAAGAATCGATTGTTATTCAAATGGTCTTGCAAAGCTTCTTCCCATTGCCTTACTTTCCCAGCTGTATATTGTTTAGAGGGACCTTCTGCAAGTATATCTTTTGTTTTCCAATCACGAATGCCGCGCTCGTAGTACCGTTGCTTACTTTGCGCTTCGTATTCTTCTTCATCATATGGTATAGGCTCGTCTGTTTCGTCACCTTCGAAATACGAATATAAAAAATGGTGGCAATTTGGATGAAACAAGCCATCGTTTTCCGCTTCTTGTAATGTTTTATATTCATTGCTTTCGTAGTTAACTGATAGCACTTCTCCTTGCCAAGGAGCACAACGCGGACAACTTCTTACGTGAGCTGAAACTTGAACTAATTCGTGCTCATATCTTCCAAGAACGCGTTTCATGGCATTTAAACCAACATTAAAAAAAGCACCTCTTGAAGCCATTTCCATGTAAGCTCCTGGTCGGTACTTTCTTCCAGACTGATCTATAACATTTCTTATCCCATCACCTAAAACATTAATAAGTGATGTTGCGATAGCATATTTTAAAACTCCATTGCTATCTTTTGTTTCCTTAACCACTTGTTTGTACTTGGAGGGCGCGATTTTTTGCCAATAATTAGCCATATCTTCCGAAATTTGGATAAGTGCATCACTTTCAGATAAATAGTCGTCATTTTGTATATCAACCTCTTTCTTAGTTTGATATCTAGCTTCCATTTCGTCCTCGTATTCATTCACGCAATCAAGATAAACACGATACGTTAGTTTATCTATTTTATTTCTCGTTTCGTCTTTGAAAAGACTTATATGTGCTTTCAATTCTCTTTTAAACCTTATCAAACGCGACTGCTGAATGAATTTCCATTTTGTTGGATTCTTAGCGCCATACATAACATGCTTCTTTATCAGCAAAAGTAAGTCTATTTCGGCATTATTAAAGTGGTTTCGTAAGATAGATGCTTCTTTTTCGAAATCAACCGGTGCATGGTGATGGCTCATCTAATCACCCGCCTTTCGTTTCCATTCCCCCAATTGCTTCCGGGTCAGGAACCTCTCCGATTGCGTTTTCTAAATAGATGCGTTTTACTTCCGCTTGAATTTCTTCATCTTCCCACTTAGGGTGAATTAGTTTCACCTTTTCTTCTACACTCATAGCTAATGCACTGTTCATATTATTTAATGTGCTAGATAATTCATTCAGATTCACAGACATTGGATCTGGAAACTCAATTATTACCCTGATTTCATCACGCATTATTGCTTTTTCTTTATTTTTAGCACCGCTAGTTAACAAATATAGATAGTCCCACAACATTTGCTCATAAACATTTTGAATAAGACGTTTTTTCTTCTCAATTTTACGCACTGTCGCGTCCTGCAAACTCCAAATTTCGGTCGCTTTCACTTCTCGGTTTCCTAAATTGAAAGTAGCGGGATTGTAACCAGATTTCGAAACAGCTTTCTGAGCAAAATATTCCATCGTTTCACGATAACTACCGTCTCGGAAGTCTCCTTGCATGAATTGAATCATGTCATTTAACTTCGCACCAGCATCCAACGTCCCTTTAAACTGCATAAAGTAGTCTTCATCTACATTCATGGACCATTCTTCTTTATCTGTGCTCTTATTAACTTTTTTCCTAAACATTCGTTCGCTAGCCGCTATTTTTGTTTTTGTTTTCTCTCCTTCGCGCATATAAACAGTGAAAAAGTAATCTACGGCAAATAAATAATTGGTACATTGCGATAAGTCAGATTCCCCAAGATTAAGATGTGGGTATCTAGTATTGCTTGGGCTATTATTTATTAAATACGCGCCCATACTCTTTAAACCAATTGATACAGAATGATTCAATTGAATATCATTTGTGTGCAGATAGCTTGTAATCTGTTCTGGTAGTCTCTCCGCACTAATAGGAGTAGTTTTATCACCATCGATTTTAATAACAGAATATGTTACAAAACCTCCAGATAATTTTTTCCCTTCCTTGTCCCATTGTTTTATTTCTCTGCTTTCAACTAAATAATAAATATCTGCTTTATTGCTTGTGGGTATTTCCTCAAAGAAATTAAAACGAAATGGCTCATTGTTTTTAAAATCTATCCAAAATTGGCTGGAGCTATGAACGCTAAGAGATGGTCGCCCATTTAAAATGTTAATCTTTACAGCGGATACTCCGCTCCCCCCTGCTAATTCAACAATTTTCACGCTCTTACTATCAAAATTATCAATCCGTAATGCTTCTTTCAGTTGCTTTGTTAAGTTTTCATCCTTACTGCCATTAACCCCTGTTACATCAATACTTAAAGGCTTTCCAGATATATACTCAGCCGCAACAACAACTATCTCATTGCCTGTTCCGGAATTCATTAACTTATCGTGTACTGTTGGCACATATCCTTGAGCCCACAACGAAGTTAAATAGGAGTCTTTGCTCCATTCTTTTTGATTATCTGGAATAAGCGGCAGATATTTTGGTATTAACTCCGGTTCGCTTCCATTAGGTTTTCCATTTAGCCAGCCTTTAATAAAACGTGTCATTACACTCCAAACACCCATTTAATCACTCCTTTCTATATATCTTCATAATTCCTATAAAAGTAGTTTGTAGCATATCTGCTCGTGTCCATCGCATGGTTATTCTTATCAACTGGCTTTCCACTGTTCTCGTCGCGTACATACATACCAATTTCTTGTATCCAGCTGTAATGGTCATATTGATCGTTAAGTTGTTCAACAAGCAAGTAACGCCTTTCACTTAATAGCGACTGCATCCGCTCAATTCCAACCTCTATACCTTGCGCTTTACCTGTCACATCATGAGCATTGTTGTCTGCTCCTGCTGTATCAACACCAACCTTTTCCAGTTCTTCACGTAGCCAGCGACAGGCAGGGTCAATAAAAACAGGCTCATTTACTGGTACTTCATACTCTTTCATACACCATTGAATAAATTGTTTTATCTCAACGGCATAAGTTGAACCAGCTTTTACTTCACCTGTATCCCTCCCACTGTGATAATAGGATGCAACTTGATTCAATTTGTATTTATAATATCCGTCTGCCTCATGCTCTGTAATTACATAGCACTCACAAACAGTGGCATCTTGTTGTCCTCCATCACCAAAAAAGACCATCTCAATTGGACGACCTTCTAATTTGGATATTTGGTTTTTCTGCATATCAAATGTTTCATAAATAATACCTTTTGGTAAAACTCGTTTGCCATACCAGTCACGTTGCAAAAGGTAAGAAGAGAACTTTAATTCGTTATATAGTTCGTTTCTTCTCTCTTCGTCAAGTATAGGATTATCAAATGGCGTCCAATGACGCCACTTGTAACGTCCTGTTTTTTCGTAACGATCAAATACTTCTGTTAATACTGGATGGCTTGGAGCGGGAGGATTTAATTCTGCTAAATGGAATCTATCTTTTGCTGCATAAGTTCTCCGGAAACACTCTTTTACAAAATCCATGTGTAATAAGTTGATTTCCAAAAATGTTACAGAGCCAAGCGACATACCTGTGATAGCGCCCACACTGTTTACCTTGCCTCCACCTTTGTAGTAAATCTTTTTCTTACCATTTGGAGCATGTAAAAGTAAGTGGTCCCCGTGTTCATCATGCTTCATTTCTGCGAGGTTCCCGTAAATATGAATTAAACCTAAGCCGTCACCATCCATAAATAATCGAAAGGCCTGTTCTTGGTTATAAGCTGTAACTAAATGGTTCATATCCCTAGATTTAATGTAGAAATTTGCCATTTTAAAAATATCAGCTGTGGTTTTCCCAGAACGTGGGGTCCCCTCATTAACTTCTAATGTTATGTTTTTAGTTTGTTGCCGTATTGTCTCTTGTTGTTTCGGACTGAATGCCAATTGAACCACTGCCATCACCACCATTCGCAACATCAATCAATGCGTTTAATAATGATGTATCTTTTTCAGCGCCTTTAATAAGAGCTGTGCGGGCCTGTATATTATCTGTTGATGCAATAATTTGATTAAGCTTAGCTTTGCGTTCATCTTGCTCATCAGCAATGGCAATAAATTGCTTAATTAACCCACTCAGTGTAGACATCGCACGACTTTGCGCATTTAAAAAATTCGCCTGTTTATCCCAAGCGAATTGATACTCATATTTATCAGAACCACTATCTCCGAACCCCACTTGTGTTTGAACTCTCGTTTCATCCTCAGTGTTTTCTACCCACATAATTTTCTGTGCTCGGATAATAGCGGCGTATTGAATTTGTATCTGTCCCCAAATTAAATCAGTTGGTTCTTGTTGATCCATCATACTAATAATTTCTATTGTGTCATCTGGAAGATATTTAGAGTACAATCCATGTGTACGTGCGTTTTGATTACCTTTAGGAGCGGCGCCGCCTTTATTGTTCTTAGCATTCCCGTTCCCTTTCATTGAATAGTAACGCTCCTTTTGATTCGTAACGTTACTATTGCCATTATCACTCCAGTTATCCTCTGATTTCCATTTCCTAATCTGTGATGGTTTACAATTTAACTTACTGGCAATTTCCACAAGTGGCATTGTCTTATCTGAATCAAGCCACATTTTCTTTGCTATATCTCTGTTTGGGTTTCTTGCTCTAGCCACTCACTTCCACCACCTCGCATTCTGTGTTTGTTTCGCTAATTAATTATTATCTTTAATCGTTCCTACAATGATGCTTAGCGCTTCTAAATAATCACTCTTAGCTTGTTCAAAAGTCTTACCATTTAGCATAGCTAACCGCTCTATTTTCATGTAATGAATCTGCGCTAACACAAAGCTTTGTTCTTGTTCTGAACCAGCAATATTTATTTTAAATTCTGGCTCTTTTCCTTTTACCTCTGTTATTCCAGCTTTTATAATGTCTCTCATGTAATTAACTCCTTCTTCGTTTTTTATTATATACTCGGCAAGGATTTGCACCTTGCATGAACTAATTAATTTGTTTTACAGGAGTTTTAAGCTAAGACATACGTTTCTTAGCCACATTAGTTCTATCCTGTGCTTCGTCTACCTGTTCCGCCACGAGTATTTTTATAAATGAGAAGTGGAGTGCAGACTCAATATAAGATTTATTTTTGTAATCATCTTCACTTCTCACTAATAACATTTTATCACCTTTTTTTGCTCAAAAAGTGCCAAAAAAGTGCCATTTTCAATTTAACACTTCAATTCCTAAAGTAGTCGCCAGTTCAATAACAGCCTTACGTTTTTCTCTTTTGTACTGCCTCTCTTCATAAGGAATATCAAGCATAATAGTTATATCTTGTAAGTTATGAATAAACTTCTCAAACAGTATCTTTCTATGAATGTGCTCAAGTTGGTTCAAAATAGCATCGTATTTTTTAACCGCTTCTTGTGCTGCATGAACGTTATCGACATTATGAATTGCAGCATCTTCTACTTTCGAATGAAATTCATTACTGAAATTCGGTGGCGTTAATTTGTATGTTGTCGTCATTGTTGGCAATTTACGACTTCCTGCCATTACACGCAGCATTAAATAGTCTTTAAAGAACTGTCTTACTGCTCTGACTGTCTGAATGTAGTTTATATCTTCAATTTGTGGTAGATTGAATAGTTGTACCATAAAGTCGCCCCCTTGTAATTATTTAAAACATATTACTCCAAGCCCAAAATATCCCTTTAACCACTAATCCTAGTACGAAAATCAGTACTAGGATCCATAAAGCGTAAATAGTCAAAGCTCCTATAAATTTCGCTACTTTATCAATCATTCCATATCTCCTTATTTTTTTGATATTCGTTCATGTCAAAAATCTGATAGTACTCTTTTTTGTTTCTTTGTGTGTAATTGAAAACTACAGCCTTCGACACTTTGAAATGCTCTGCAATTGCGTAACACGTTAGTCCTGCATTACGTAAATCAGTGAATTCACGAATTGTAATGTCTGCCCATTTTTTCTTTTTCACGATGCGATCAAACGTTTTTGTCCAATAAGTTTTTTGCTTTTCTTCTGTATTTTCTTTCATCAGATTGTTTAACTCTTTTTGCAACTTTAGTAATTCGTTTAGTTCTACATCGTTATTTGCTATATAACTAATAATTTCCCGCTGTCTTGCTTTGTTCTTTGTCATCTCCATTACTGTCATTTGTCACACCTCCACGAATTGTCTGCCTTTTAATTTCACGCACTTAATAGATTGCATATAACGCATTTCGAAAAGCTTTTGCTTGATTCGAAACTCTTTTGTTAACATGCCTTTTATGTCGATTAATTCCTCGTGACCATCACTGTAACGAACGAGAAAATCCGCTTTATATTTAATCGCTCGATACAGTTTTCCGTTTTTTCGAAAAGAATCTTGTAAAATAAATTCTGGCTGTAAATCGAAACTAACTACTTCGCCAGTCATTTTTAATAGTTTCAATTGCTGATAATATGCCGCTTCTGCTTTGCTATCGAACTTTATATTGTCAATAACTACTTTCTTCGCATTATATTTACTTCGCGTACTCGCTTGCTTCGTTAATGACGTACGCCGTATATTTCGCTTCAATTTCTTCGTCCCCCATACTTTCGATTTCACTAATTTGGTAGTTTGTGACTTCTGCAATCGCATTAGCCATTTGACGGATTCTCATTGATCTATTCCTCAACTTTTTTATTGCTGTGTCTGCTGTCATTTTTATTCACCCTTTCCCTCAAAATGGCAAATCATCCGGATTAATATCAATCGGCTTACCTTCACTTGCAAATGAATCACTCTTCTGGCTCGTATCCGCTCGATATGAGCTTGTTTGATTGTTATTTGAATAATTAGCCTTGTTTTGGTAATTATTCGATGTAGCACCTTCTACGTTGTTGTTTTTAGGTTCTAAGAATTGAACTGATTCAGCTACTACTTCTGTAACGAAAACACGTTTACCGTCGTTATCTTCGTAATTTCGAGTTTGAACACGTCCATCAACGCCCGCCACGCTTCCTTTCTTCAAGAAATTAGCAACGTTTTCCGCTGGTTTACGCCAAACAACACAATTAATAAAGTCGGCTTCTCGTTCTCCATTCTGATTAGTGAATGTTCTATTTACTGCTAATGTAAAAGTCGCAACAGCCGCGCCTGCTGGAGTGTAACGTAAATCCGGATCTTTTGTTAATCGTCCTACAAGTACTACACGATTCATCATTCGTCTTCCTCCTCAATATCTTTAATTTCTGGTCGCTCTCCGTGAGTTTCAACCATATATTTTTTTGTTTTTTCAACTTCTTTTCTAAATTTATCTAATCCATTTGCTTCGATTTTTTTCTGGATTAAAGGAATCACGCTATCTTTATAATATTCGATTGCTTTATCTCGAGTGTCTGAAATAAAAAGGACTAGCAAATCAATTGGTATAGTTAGCATTCCGGCGCCACTTTCGACTTCATTAACTTGTATAAACGTATCGTTTTGTGTTTTTAGTGGATAAATTGCAAAGTCTATTCCAGCTATTGTCACTTGCATTCCAGTCTGTTCAACCCACCCAGCTTCCGTCGCAATCTGGAACACTTTATCTTTTTCAGATATTTTTATTGTGCTAGTCATTCGTCATCCTCCTTCTTCAACGCATTCACCATTTGATTGATTTCTTCCTGCGTGTTTACTCTAAACGGATGTACAACTTGCGGAAATTTTTGTGCAAAGAAATGTAACACTAAATTTCCGTTTTGAAACAATAATGTCTCTGTAATTTCCACAACTCCTTTTCCGTTTAAAGTTTGACCAGTACCACGGCACTCGATATTTACATAGCCTTCGATTTCGCAAGCAGTGTTGACTGCTGCATATAAAACAGGCACTTCATGTTGATTTTTTATCGAAAGAACGGTGCTTTCTGCTGGCAGCGTAATTACTTGAGAGTCTTTTGTTGTTAAAGGATATTTATAAATTTTTAATTTCATCTCATTTCCTCCTTCGAATTCTCAAAAGAATTCATCATCACCATAAAATCTAACAACTTCAATTCCTAAAACAACGTAATTATCTTTTTGCGCATAATCCGTCATGTATATAACATCAAACAACTCTTCTTTTCCTGAGTAACCGCCATCCCATTCGCGTAGAATCAAAGTATCTCTCACATGAAAATCACGGTCATTCTTTCTAATTTCGAACGTTTTACGTCCTTCCGTAACAGCTGCAAAATATTCGGGTGCTATTTTTAATTCATGTATTTTAGTCATCGTCTTCCTCCCACTCGTCCCACCTATATGCAATTTTTTTCATAAATTCGTCTGCATGTTGATAACCAACTTCTATCAACCATTCTTTAGCTTCTTCAAAAGTTAAAACCCCCGAGCCTGAGCCAAGTTGTTTAATAGCTACATTGAAATCGACTTCATAAACGGCTAGCCATTGTTCTAACGTTACAAGATTTATATCTAATGACCTTTCATTAATTAAATAATATTCTAATTCCTCTTTCGTCATGTCGTGATGCGTTTGCGCTTCTACTACAGTTGAAATACGACAATATAATCCGTTTGGTTGTTTAGCTATTAGTCCTGGCATTATTCCAAACTCCCTCCGCTTCTTTTACAATTAATTCAACTGGCACAATTTCGTAAAGCTTGTGTGACACTTGCCTGTCATTAAAAGCTGTATGCGCTATAAAATATGATTCAAACAATAACGCTTGCTCGCTGGAAGTGCGCTGTCTAAATTTTGAATAGCGTTTATCAGTTCCGTATACGAACTTTTTAGTACGTTTATGCCGTATTGCGTACATCAAGCATCATCCTCCACTTCTACTAAACTGACTTCTACTATTTCGTCAGAACTATTTAAAGCGCATTTATTTTCTGCTGTTTCTCTTTTTACAAATAAACAGTCTTTCGACAGATAAGCATCATACTGACCGTGAGGAAAATGTTTGTAAAAGCCATCTCTCTTGATTGCATACAAGTTTTTACTCATTCTTCTTCACCCTCCACTTCCTCAACAAGAACAGCAAACTGCCAATAACGTTCGTCCATTTCTTTTATTTCAGCTTCTGTAAATTGTGTTTTAAAAATGTCATTTTGAACACTATCACTTAAAGACCGACGCCCATCATTTCGTTCATTGAGATACCCAAGAAAAATAGTAATAAGTTGTACATAATAAAGCGGTTCTTTCTCGACTTCGTAGCCGTCAAGCCACGCGCGAGCGAATAGTTCTTGATTTTCATCTGAGAAAGTTAACCAATTGTACATTTCATAAGGCATATCAGAATCGTCATAGTCTATTGACAAGAACAAATCATACCCCTTTTGTTTACAGCGACTTATCCAGTCACCAGCAAATTGCGGAACTTTTAAAACTGGAGTTGGCGCAACCAAGTCCCTTTCGGTAACCCAAAGCGTTCCCATGAATTCGCTTTTAACTTGATAGGATATGTCGAAATTACTCGCTTTTATTTCAGTTACAACACCTTGTTTCAATTCACCTTGATCAATAAACTCTACCTTATCGCCTTCTTTAAATCTCATGCTTTCTCCTCCACTTCCGCCCAAATTGCCAATTTTTGAATAATCACTGATTGATTCTTACTTTGCATCCAACCGCACATAAATTCTATATTTTCTTTCGCCGCTGCTATCGTTGCAATAAAATCATATCCATATTTTTGCAAGACTTCTTTTAATACATCTAAAAGAATTTCGTCTAAATCACTCAATTTTTCAGTATTTAACGCTTCAAAAAGTTTATATCTTAACTTTTCATCTACCCATATGCTCACAGATTCGCCGTTTTTTTCTGGCGTCAACATTAGCAAGTTTGAATCTTGCTGTTTATCATACATAACTTGTAGCGTTGCACCATCTAAGTTGTTAAATTGCTCTTCTACTAATTTTACCTTCATGCCTGTTCCTCCAAATCTAGTAATTTCTTAAATATCGCTTCTAAAACTGGCACTGCAATAGAATTACCAGCGAGTTTAATTATTTGTCTGTCAGATATTCCCACCTCTCGCATTGCAAAGTAGTCAATATCGCTATAGCCCATTAATCGCAAGTACTCTTTTGCAGTTATGTGTCGAACAACTTTATCGTAATAAATAACTTGTGTTGCTCCTGTCGTTATTGTCTGAACAACTTGTTTACCTACGCGCCCTCGCCTAGTTTTGCTTGTCGGTCTTTCTACATTCACAGAGTCGAATTGTTCTACTTCTTGAAACCCTTTTTTTGTATTTGTGTGAATGAATAACTTATTATTCTCTCTGAAAAATAGTTGTTTTTCATTTTCAGACAAGGCGTAAGCTGTCGGCTCTACATCAAAATCAATGTAATCTTTTAAGCTCTTAACCGGCTCTACTTTTTTGGGGAATTGAAATTCTTTATTATTTCCGAGTACGCTCACTACAAATACTCTTTCTCGGTTTTGCGGTATTCCGTAGTCGCGAGCGTTTAGAATTTTGAAATGATTGGTATATCCAAAAGATTCCATCGAATTTAAATAATGATCAAAGTGCATTCTGTGTCTATCAGATAAGAGATTAGGAACGTTTTCCCACACCACTTTTTTTGGTCTAGGTGTTAATTCACTTTTAATTATTTCTAGTGTCCGCTCGTATAAAATTGAACGACCAGTATTAATGTTGTTAAGACCGTTTTTTGACCAGTCTTGACAAGGCGATCCATGCACAAGCAGATCTACGCTCATGTTCCATTTCGTCACATCTTGCGGTACATAATCATTTGAAAAGATGTTGTTGTATGCTTGAACGGCGAAGGGCAATATTTCTACATAGTCGAGGCTTTTAATATCCACCCCTAAATTTTCAAGTGCTTTTCGCGGAGCCCCAATTCCTCCAAAAAGTTCAAGTATTTTAAGAGCCTCCATTACTTTTGCTCCTCCTTCATAAAAACTAGCCAGTGCGTTTTAGAACGCTTATTACCGAAAAGCGGTTCAAAATCAATTATCTTTAAAATCTCGCTTAGCTTTATTTGGTCTTCGTTCCATTTGAAAATTAATGTTCCGTTCGGTTTCAAAACTCTCATACATTCGCTAAATCCTTTTTTTATATCATCTTTCCAAGTTCTCTGGTCTAACTTCCCATATTTTTTGGCCAACCAGGATTTATCACCTGCTTTGAGCAAATGCGGCGGATCAAAAACTACTAAGTGAAAGGTGTTGGCATCGAATGGCATACTTCTAAAATCTGCTACTACATCAGGCTTTACGACTAATTTCCTGCCATCGCACAATTCAGTTTCAAGCTCTCTATTGTCCATAAATGTAACGTTTTTATTTGTGCGGTTAAACCAGAACATTCTGCTACCGCAACAAGCATCCAATATTTTCACGCCTGCACCTCATTCCTAGCCGCTAATTTCGCTTTAATTTCAGCGACTTTCTTTTCTAAGTCTTCGCTTGATTCTGTTGTTGAATTTTCTTGTTTTGTTTGTTTCTGCTCTTTGTCGAACCAGTCCGGCAATACTTCTTCTTTAACTGGTTTGTTATATTTGTTGTAAGTGGGCTTGTTATATTTTTGCTCTAACTCTATCTGTCGTTGTTTTTCCGCTGCATCAACATCAGCTATTGTTTTAAATCCTCTGCTTTCCCAGTTTTTAAGAATCTTATTAACGTAAGCGTAATTACGTTTGTTAGCTCCTTGCTCTGATGTAACTTCCAAAGCCTTCATGACAATTTCTCGATTACCTGCAAAATCATCTACCCAAGCAAGCAGTTTTTCTAGTTCAACTGGAAGCATCATTCCGAATCCGTTTTGTTCCCAAAAATCCTTGAAATTTAAATCGCTGTTGTTGTTGTTAATATCTTTATCTAATTCTTTATCTATATCTATTGCGTTACTTTGCGTAACAGTAACGCTACTTGTAACGTTACACTCTTTATTTCCTTTACTGTCACCACTCGCTATTCTGTTCTGCCGCATAGCTTCTCGATGTTTTTCCACTCTTTTCCTTGTTTGCTCACGAACCCTTTCCATACCATCAACGTTTTGATGTTTTTCCCAATTTTCTATTTCAATCAATCCATTTTCTGTTTTTTGAATCATTCCGAAGCTCTGTAACGTATGTAACGTTACACGTATAATCCCAACATCACGGTTGAAAAGGGTCGCGAGCATGTCTTCCGTATACGGTACATTTTCGTTTAAATAAATGCGTCCTTTGTCGTTAGTTTTTCCAGCTAAAGCTAGAAGCCTAATCCATACAATAAGCATTTGGTTACCCTCTGGCATTTTTTCGAGCAACTTAATCTTTTCATCATCAAACATATTGACGGATAACTTTATCCATTGAATCCCCGACATACTCGCTCCTCCTGTTTTAATTAACTTGTTTTTGCGCCTCTATTTCTGCATCTAGTTTTTTAATTAGTGCAGAAGCTTCACCTTTACTCATTGATTTTGTGTCCGTAATTTTATAGCTTTCTAGTACAAATGTGCCATCATGCCCGAACGGTTCACCTATAACGCTCGCTTTCGCAAATATTGCCTTCCTTTGTGCCGGCGATGCTAAATTGTCGCTTTGCTGTGTTGGTTGCGTCTGTTTTGTTTGCTGATAATTTTTTGAGCTATTATTTGCTTTTGTATTACCACTAGCACCATTTCCATCATCATCCTCATCACTCGCTATCCCAAAAGCCGCGGACAATGTGTACCTACGAGCGTAAGTTAGAGCGCTCCCTGCCCCCTGTGCTGTATTTTTGTCTAGAGGTAACATAAATGGGTCAAACTCGACAAATTCACCACTTGAGTGCATCAATATTGTTTTAACTCCCACTTTATTTTCTTCAGTCAACGGAATTTGTATATAAGATAATCCTAGATCTGGTGCATGTTTTTTTACTGCACTAATGACGTTTTCCAAAGGAACATAACTACTTTTAAAAAATGGATTGTTTGCTGTTTTTGCTGGCTGTTCTACTTTTTCTTGAAATTTGGATAATGCAACGCTGAGTTCAATTACAGATTCACTCATTTTCAATCTAATTACCTCACTCTCAATGATTCGGTTTGTACTAATTTAGCGCCCGGTACGTCTCTTCCTTCTTTTAGAGCGCTTGTAATAGCTTTCTTATCTAATTTTTTAGGTTGCTCTACTAAAAACATGAATAGTTTTTCTTCGTCCTCCAAACGCAAGCTAGGAGGGTTCTTCTGAATGCTAATAGTAAATAGTGAGCTTTTAATTTTACGGATATCCACTTTTAACATTTCGCTCTCTAAATACTCTTTCATGTTTTTAGCTTTTGCATCTAACGCTGTTTTACGCTTCGTTAACCTCTCTACTTCCTTAGCTAATCCCTCAGCCTCAACCTCAATACTTTTGACCATTTTTATAATATTCTCTGCCTTTTCTTCTATCGGCTCTCTAATACTGTCTAATGTGTCTTGTAGCGTTTCTGTGTCTAATTCCTCCGCCATTTCTAAGACTTGATTGTATGCTTGAGTCAATTCGTATAATTTCATGCTTGCACGCCTTCTCTCTGCTCAATTTTTTTAGCTAGTTTTTCATGTATATCAATTAATTCATCAAATAGTTTAGATCCTTCTAAGTTAGTTGATTGCTTCTTTAGTAAGTTATAAAGCGGTGTTAATTCATCGTCATAATCATGTATCACGACTTTAAAGCCATAATGAATCGTTTTAAAATTATCCATGTTATCCCTCCATTGATTAAATTTCGGATTTAAGGTATAATTTCTTTAAGGTAATATCTTAAATCCCGGACTCACACTGCTATGTGGGTCTTTTTTTATTCTTCATTTTCCGCCTCTTCTTCATTAGTGCGCTCTAATTCCTCTAAATATTCGTTATGCCAGATTTGGCTTATCCTTTCAAAACTGGACCAACAAGCATCTACCACAAGTGGATTTTCAACCATGTTTTTTATCACTTCCTCTCAACCAGTAACCTGCAATTAGCGACATAAACGACACGAAAATCATTACCATAAATACATCCATCAGCGCGTGACCTCCTCATAACCCTTTAGTTTTAACTCTTCGATATAGTCCGCCATTTTCTCGCAGCCTGTTTCAATAAGCGGGATTTTTTGCCGGAAAGCTGGATTAGCGATCATTTTCGTTCTGTCGTCTATGAAAATCTCACTATTACCGAAAATCGTTTGTTTCCGAAAAACTCTTTCTGTCATTGTTGTAGCCCTCCTATACTAAAATTAGAATTAAAACCAAATTACATAAATTTATTAACGCTAACGCCGCTGCTATTATTACTAAGATGCTGAATAAAAGTTGGTTCTTCATATTGCGCGCCTCGGAATAATAATTTCACGCAAATGTCCATCTACAAGCTCTTTAGTGACTTTGTACTTTTTGTTAAAAGCTTCAGCTCTTTTTTTGCGCTCAACTTCATCAATCTTTTTAAATCGCTCTTTTACAATGTTGTTTATTTCTGTGAAATTAATACTCTTCGACTCGTAACCTTCGTAACTAGCCGATACTAAAACTTCGCTCATTTTCCGCAACTCCTTACTAATCCAGATTTTTGATAATATAGATCGCGTTTGTTTAAAACTTGTTGTAAATCTATGTTGAAAGCTTTCGCAATGCTAGTGTTTAGTGTTAAAGCAGATGCAACTACATCTGTTATTTCTGAAATAGCTTGTTTTGCGGCTTCTCGTTGTAGCATGTCACCTTTTCTCAAGCTATATGTCATCGTTTCTAAGCCGTTTTTCAGCGTGTTTATTGCTTCTTCAACTTCTAGTTCAAAGCGGTTGGTTAAAGAAGCGTGATGGTTGTCTAAGCCGTCGAACAATGGCGGTATCATTCCGTTACTAAATTCATGTGCGAATAAATAGGTACTTTCTGGTTCGTTGTAGCTATCAATTAAATGTTCTGCTTGTTCAAGTGAAACTGTTCGCTTTCCTCTTATCTGATTGCTTATTAGTGCTGGCGTTACATAACTATCTATCGCTAGCTCTTTTTGCGTGCGAGTTTCTGCTAAAACTTGCATCGCGGCTGTTGCTGATGTTGATTTTTGAAACATAATATCTCAATCCTTTTTTGTTATTTTTTTAGCGACTAATTAACAACTTATCGTTATATACTATTGTTAGTCGCTCCCCCGTGACTATTAGTTGTCTGTATGAGCGTCGTTGTGGTAGGCGACGCTTAACTTATAACTTGATCGTGTTCTTCTAATAACTTGTTTAATAGATATACTTGTCCTTTGCCCGTTATCTGTGGGGTATAAGTGGTTTTCATTAAGCCGTTTCTGTCTGTGTGAATATGTGTTTTTTGTTCGAACAATCCTAAATTCATAGCCTTTTGTGACGGTTTGTTGTAATAAGCACCTTTACTTAACAAATAACCGCTTCCTCTTAGCCATTCGAAAAGCCTGTTTTGCCCTATATCTAATCCTTTTTGTTTTAGAATAGTAGCTAAATCTTTCACTAAAATTGTGTTCTCGCTCGTTTGTACAGCTTCCGCAAAAACTACTTTCGGCTTTTGTTCCTCAAGTTGCTTTAAAGCCTCTTGCTTCTCTTGTTGTTCCTCTATCCATTTTTTAGCTCTAGCGACTGGATCTTCTATCATGTATGAAAATGCGGGATATTCAGTTGCTAATTTCCTCGCTTGTTTTTCTACTTCAATGAAGTATTTTCTGATTGCTCGACCCATTTCGTTGTTTTGCACCATTGCTAATTCTTTAGCAGTATCTAAAGTTAGTAAGTATTCTGTTCTAGGTCTGCCAAATGTACTTTCTCCCAAAATTGGGAAATAGTCTTCATCCTTTGAAAATCCGTAATTACTAAACTTATCGGTAATCCAAGTAGTAAATTTTTTACCAACTTGCAAGCTTTGATGTAGTTCGCGTGCATTTACGAATTTCTCGCCTTTTTCATTTTCTAAAACTGGCAACATTTCATTTGCAATTACTTGTAAATTTGACATTTTGTTCTCCTTTCTGTTCGCCCTTTCACAGTGCTATAGTTTTTGTGAAGGGAGGTGGGTAAAATGGGAGTTAAAATTAAATTTGATTCAAAAAAATTAGAGAGACAAATTAAAGAACAAAGCCTAAAAATCGCAAAGCAAGATATTATTAAAAATGGAACGGAAGGGAGCTGTCCCGAATGTTCGCATGTATTTACAGTTAAACCTGGAGTAAACACATGTCCCGATTGCGGGAATGAATTTACTGTAAAAATCAAGTAAATCACTTCACCTTAATTTCTAACGAGTTTATAGTGCTAGCCAAGTCTTCCACCAAAGATTTGGCTTCACTTAATCTCTTTTCTAACAAAGTGGCGTTTTCTATGGAATCCTCTACTCCATTCAGCTCTACTTTCATTTCGATAATTTTTAGCTCTTGATCTTTTTCAAGTAAACTTAAAATATTTTTTATAACGCTGTATTTAACGAATGAGCCGCTCTCTATCGCATTACCATTTTCTAAAATTGTTTCTAGTTTAATAATTGCTTGTTTGATGTTATTCATTTTTCTTCCTCCTCTATTTGTTTTAAAAAAGCCTCTACTTCTAAACCATCCACATCTATTCTTTCTGGATAGCATTCAATAATTAACTTTGGTCGTTCACCGCCCAGTATTTCTAAATGGACACCCGTTACAAATCGTCCTACTTTCCAGTCACCAAGTTGAATGGCATTATATGCAGACCCATCTTCTCTTTGACTAGTTTTGATTGACAAAGTTAACTCTTCGTTACTCATTTTCTAGCCTCCTATTTTGGTTACTCTCCAATCTGCTATAATTAGTTTGATTGGAGGTGATATTATGAAAATTAACTATGATTGTATTCGAGATGTTTTGTTGTTAGTGCGCGATCAAGAAGAATATGGCGATTTACATAGCGACTTTTTCACTGAAAGACTTGGTGACAAGTACTCTTTTCATGAACTTGCTAATGCGGTATCATTAATTCTGTATGAAGGTCTTGCAGTTGGTGATTATCCAACTGGTAACATGGACGGTAATTACGACTACATTATCCGTTTTCTAACAGTATCTGGAGACCAATTCATAAATTCTGTTAGAGATGACTCTGTATGGTCTAAAGCAAAAGAAGAAGTTAAAAATAATCCAATCCAAACTTTATTTTCTTTTGCCCAAATCGCCGTTAGTTTTTTCCGATAATCTATTAACTAATGAATTAATTTCTGAATAAAGTTCCGGCAAAATACTTAAATCGCTAAAATCTTCTCCAGTTATACTTAGTTCAATGGTGAGTACTGACTCTTTTCTATTTCTCTTGGTTAGGAAAGAGTTTGTAAATGCAATTTTCCTCATTTTCTAACCTCCTACTTTAGTTACTCTCCAATCTGCTATAATTAGTTTGATTGGAGGTGATATTATGAAAAAATATATTTTTATTGTTGACGCTCATAAAAATCTTAGTAATATTAGAGCGCAAATTGAGAACCTCAATAAAGATAAATGGGTGTATTTTTCTGAAAACATCTTAGTAAATATGACTGATTTATCTAAAGACGAAATTCTTTCAATAATAGGATTAGGTTCTAAAGATCAATTATTAATTGTTGATTTTAACGACTTTTCTCTAAAGAATTGGAGAAATGATATTGATGAAGAATTAAAAATTAGAGGTTATTATTCTTAACTTGTTTGGGGCTAGGTCTCTTCTAGTCCCAGATTTTATTACTTCTTCTCAAATATTCTCCATAAGCCAAAATATATTCCTCAAAGCTAACTGGTTCACTATCAAAGTGCTTTCCGCTAAATACTTGCTTATCTTCTCTTTTTGCAATCTGGCTTTTCAATTCATTCTCTAGTTCTGTAATAAGTGCTTTCCTCATTTTCTAGCCTCCTATTTTCGCAAAATCTCCCGTTTCTGTTTTAGCAACGTTTTTGGTAAAAAAATTCGATATATTGCATTTTAGTATCTTTGCCAAAAGAGGCAACATTTCTGCTTTAATTTTATACTCTCCTGTTTCATATTTTAAATATGTGGATGCATTCTTAAATCCTAACTTTATAGCCATATCTTTTTGAGAAAACCCAAGAGATTCTCTTTTTTCTCTGATGTATTTTAAATCAATTTCAACTTGCATAAAATCACCTCCGTTTCTGTTTCAGCAATCTTTATAATCTTAGTATACGTTGCTAAAACGGAAATGTCAAGTTCTATTTTAGCAATTTTTGCATTTCTGTTTTAGCAATGTGTTATCTTAATATTATTAAAAGTAAAAGGTGGTAAATATGAAAGTCAATGAAATGATTATCAATCTTAGGGAAAAGAGAAATATCTCTCAACGCGAATTGGCTAATCGTATCGGGATTAATAAAAGCGTAATGAATAGGATAGAATCTGGCGAAAGAGATATTAGAGCTCACGAGCTAGAAGCAATTGCTAACTATTTCGATGTTTCTACAGATTACTTATTAGGAAGAGAAGAATTCGACAACAGCGACTTACTTGCAGCTCATATCGATGATGACTTAACAGAAGATGAAAGAATAGAAATAGAAAAATACCTCAAGTTTATACGTTCGCAAAAAGAGGAATAGCCTAAATACAATTTTTTAGGAGGCTCATAGATGAATAAAACAAGTTCTGAACTAAAACAAGAATTTCCGGAATTGAATTTCATTATTGATAACAGCTTGCCGACGAAATTATTTGGCTTTATACAAAATAAAGTTGTCCATTTGCATCCATCGTTAACAGAAAGTGAGCTTAGATGTACTATTATAGAAGAGGCAATGCATTGGAAATACACCGTTGGGGATATAACAAATTTTAATAACATCGATAATATTAAACAAGAAAAATTCGCTCGTCGTAAATCTCATGAATACTTAGTAAATTTACAAACACTTGCTTTATGCTACGATCTTGGCTACAGAACATATTATGAAGCTGCTACTTTTTTAAATGTTACTGAAAAATTTTTGATTGAAGTAGTAGAGAATTATAGAGAAAAATATGGACTAATGTATAATAATGGTAATTATATTATACATTTTGGCTCTACCATTCAAGTTTTCCAGGAGGATAACTCTTTTTATCCTTATGATTATGGGTGCTAATAAATTTTGACGAGGTGAACATATGTATTGCCCTAAATGCGGACATGCACTAGACAATCACGAAAATCAATGTCCTAACTGTCTAACACCAATCATTTATCAAAGCAACAACAACGGAAAAGCACAAAAAGCCGGCGAAATTATGGAAGAATCTGGTAAATTAATGTCAGGATGTGGTTGTTTAATGACATTGTTGATAACTATTCCTGTCATAGTAATTTTAATAATTATGTTTTTATAAAAAGGAGATGCGGGATGAGCAAGTATAGACACTTGTTAAAAAAATGGTGGTTATGGGTGATTTTTTTATTGGTTATCATTGGCATTGTTTCTTTATTTTGGTATACACAAGTTTATACTTCCGAATGGGGTAAAGGGCTATCAAAGGAAGACAAAGAGGTATTGGAAAAGGCAAATAAGTCAACAAACGAATTTAATAAATTTGCAAAAGAAGCTAACTCAGGCATCAAATCGTTTAATAATGATGCAACAATTAATCCGCAAATAGTAATTAATCCTTTTACTAAAATGGGAGATAATATTACCGAAAGATCAGACGAATTTATTAAAGATTACGATAAATATTCTATCTCAATCCAAAATATCTTAAAAGATGATTATAATAATATAAAAAAACTTAGAGATGACGTTGTTGCACAACAGGAAGAAATTAAAAGTATTTACTCAAACGCTCATAATTATAACAGAGAATTATCCACTGTTGAATCTAGAATAGTAGAAAATATATATCAAGAAATGCATAAAGAACAAAAAGAAAGCTTAGGGTTAAAAAATCATGAATTCAAAAAAAATGCTGAGTTCAGTGATAAAGCAATAAAATTAATGCCTGGCGTTGATTAAAAGAGAGCCTCCGGGCTTTTCTTTTTACCGAAAAAAGAACGTATGTGCGAAAGGAGAACGAAAATGAAGGCAGCTATTTATATACGCGTATCTACTCAAGAACAAATAGAGAATTACTCTATACAAGCTCAAACTGAAAAGCTAACAGCCTTGTGCCGCTCGAAGGACTGGGACGTATACGATATTTTCATTGACGGCGGGTACAGTGGTTCAAACATGAATCGCCCTGCGCTAAACGAAATGCTAAGTAAATTACATGAAATTGATGCTGTAGTCGTATATCGATTAGACAGACTATCCCGCTCGCAAAGAGATACGATAACGCTTATTGAAGAATACTTCTTAAAAAACAATGTGGAGTTTGTTAGTCTGTCTGAAACGCTTGATACCAGCTCTCCTTTCGGTCGGGCGATGATTGGTATATTATCCGTGTTCGCTCAATTAGAGCGCGAAACTATACGTGATCGCATGGTGATGGGGAAAATTAAGCGTATTGAAGCAGGTCTTCCTTTAACGACTGCAAAAGGTAGAACGTTCGGCTATGATGTTATAGATACTAAATTATATATTAATGAAGAAGAAGCAAAACAATTACAAATGATTTATGATATTTTTGAGGAAGAAAAAAGCATTACCACTTTACAGAAGAGGCTAAAAAAATTAGGATTCAAAGTGAAATCATATAGCAGTTACAACAATTGGCTGACTAATGATTTATACTGTGGCTATGTATCTTATGCGGATAAAGTGCATACAAAAGGTGTTCATGAGCCTATTATTTCAGAGGAACAATTTTATCGAGTTCAAGAAATTTTTTCTCGCATGGGTAAAAATCCAAATATGAATAGAGATTCAGCATCACTTCTAAATAATTTGGTAGTGTGTGGAAAATGTGGGTTGGGTTATGTTCATCGGAGAAAGGATACTGTTTCCCGTGGGAAAAAATATCATTATAGATATTATAGTTGCAAGACTTACAAGCATACTCATGAACTTGAAAAATGCGGGAATAAAATTTGGAGAGCTGACAAACTAGAAGAACTAATTATTGATCGCGTGAATAACTATAGTTTCGCTTCTAGGAATGTAGATAAAGAAGACGAATTAGATAGTTTAAACGAAAAACTTAAAACAGAACACGCAAAAAAGAAGCGGCTGTTTGATTTATATATCAGTGGTTCTTACGAAGTTTCAGAACTCGATGGTATGATGGCTGATATTGATGCTCAAATTAATTATTATGAAGCACAAATAGAAGCTAACGAAGAATTGAAGAAAAACAAAAAGATACAAGAAAATTTAGCTGATTTAGCAACAGTTGATTTTGACTCTTTAGAGTTTAGAGAAAAACAACTTTATTTAAAATCACTAATTAATAAAATTTATATTGACGGTGAACAAGTTACTATTGAATGGCTCTAG